AACAGCATCTATACCGCCAAGGACATCCTTGGTAAATTTCGGCGCTTTCATTCCATTCTTATTGAAACTTTTTATGCTACTAGGCATTGCCTGATCGCAAAACCATTTCTGGACAGAATATTTATCCCTGTAAGACATTGCGGTAATCAGCACGTCTGAAAATTCCAGTCCAGGGGCAGCAAAACAATCAATTACCCAAATTTCGCCATTAGGCATTTTAGCCACAATGAGAATAACGGAATCATGTGTAAATCCCCAATCCACTCCAGCATAAATAGGAATTTTTGCTTCTTTTAGTTGATAGAGAAGTTCCATCTCTGTGACGAACTCTTTGGTATTTGGTCCGACCAAAGAAGTGTAGGCCTCTTTCAGTGTAATTACGTTTCCTTTTTCAGGAACCGTACTAAATCTAGGATAAACTAGACCTTCACTACCAGGTTTCCAGCACATAAGCTGTGCTTCAGCAGTATCAGGGTCATTTTCTCTAAATTTTTGAATCACAGAGACAATTGGCTTATAGAATCCGCCAGTAGCATTGTCGGGTTTTTCAGATAAACGTTTTTTACATACGGGCAAAAGAAGACAATTTTTGCATCCTTCGTGTACGTCTTTTATTAAAGAAAATTTAGTTTTCTCAGAATCAGCAAGCAAGTTGTATTCTTCTGGATACATTTGTTTTAGCGGAAGATTTTTAGCTACGTACATATCCGCTTTTGGGCCCTCAGGCAAATGGCGTGAAGGCGGACATTTTTCTGTTACGTCTAGGATATTCCAACTAAGAATTTTGTAATTCATCGACGGAGCTTCGTCGATGGCTTTTGACATATTACCGAAGGCATATTTACGAGTGGAAAGATAAACTTTTATGCCGTGGATGCCTTTAGAATATCCAGTAATGTTTTTGCCTTCCTTGATAGCTTTAGGATCGGCCAAATCAAGTTCGTCCAATATGAGAATATTCGAATGCAAACTATTCATTCCTTTGGGAGTACAAATAACTATTTTGATAAAAGGTGTTTTACCCTGTGGAGTCCTAAACTTTGTAAGACGTTTATTTTTGGTCTTATTCTGCCAGCCAGCTATATCTAATAGCGGCTGGATGCTCATGAAAAAACCTTCGATGTAACCAAGGGCAATGGAAGATTGGTCCTCAGTGGCGGCAGCGTGACCAACTTCCAATTGGAAATGGAGAACCAATAGAACTTCCAAAATTGCGACAGAAACGGTTTTCATTCCCTCGCGACAAGACATCAGAATGTAGCCAGGATTTACATCTCCGGTATTATTCTTGAAAGTATTGTAGACTTGGAATACACTATCTAAGGGCGTACTAGTGCTATCTGGATCTGTGATTTCCAGCGGTAATTCTAGACCTAGGAATAAACGCACCCAATCTCTTATCTCCTGTGCGGAAGAAAGAGGTTGGAACATATATTCAGCTAGTTTCTTTTGTTCCTCGTACGGAAGCGTGGAGAAGTCCACTCTCTATTTCTTTCCTTGCTTTCTGGCGTTCGCGACGCTTTAAAGCTAATTTCCAGTGACGGCCACACATTTCGCATTGGCAAGGACCGTTCTTTTTATGTCTTTGGCCGTAAGGCTTCACGCTCTCTCATTGGCTTCATTTGTAAACTGGCCAGGATTTTCAACAGTTCGCGTAAACTCTGCATCTGCCCTTGCTTCGTCGCGCTCAAATACTTCATCGCGTGGGTGGCAGACCAATCCGCCGCAAGTACCTAATACTACTGCGATACTTACTGCATTTGATAAAGATTCGGACACGGCCTTAGTTGCATCAAATAGGCCTAATGACTCAGCTTTTCCGAATTTCTCATTTTCTATGTCGTAGACCAAGTCAGGGTTTTCGACCAGTTTCTTCATAATTGCTTGAGTTTCATCAGGATTATGGCCAGAATTGTCTAAAAGTCTTAAGGGCAATGACATGAGGGAAGGCATCAAAACTTCTCGCGCAGGGTCGCCAATCGGAAGGTCTTGGCTTAAAATTAATGCGAGATCAATAGCGATGCGAGCGCCACCAGGTAAAGCGCCGTGACTAATAGCAGCACGAACGGCACAAACAGCGTCTTCACAACGGTCGTGCGCTTCTTTAAGTTCCCCATTTGAACCACCGTAGATGGTGAGCTTTGCGATTCCATTCGTAATTTTTCCTATGCGTTCTTGAAGCCAGATTCTTTCAGCTTGGCTTTCCGCACTTAGTAACATTTTTTTGAGATCTTCTGCGCGAGCTTCGATATTTACAGGTTCTGGATCACCAATAACAGTTGTACGGAAGCGATAAGCCTCAATACTAGTCATTCCAGTCCCAAGATCGGCAAGTGTAGCCGTAGAAATTTGATCTTTCATTCCGAAAAGTTTAGCGCCCGTGAAAGCGGACAAATCTTGTAGAAAATGTAGCTGACTATTCACGAACTGTGCCATGGGAGTAACTAATTGCAGCACGTTGATCGTATTTGGATCTGAAAAATTAAATGCAAGTTGCGTGAGAACGTTTTCGCTAAATCCGTGAGAGAAGATGACAAGATTTTTGTATTCGCTTTTGCTTTCATTCACGTACTTGTGCCCAAGTTCGGTAATGAGTGGCATAATAGCCACTAGATCATTGATTTGACCATCAAATAACAGGAACAAAGGTTTTTCCAGATAGCAACGCTGATTGGCCTGATCATTTACGAAGGCAGTATGAAGTTTGCCTATACTATCTTCATAGCCCATTGGAATAGGGAAACCATCAATTCTTTCTACCTTGTAATCTTTTTTACCAGACAATTCCCGAATGGTCACGTGCGAGGCATCTCCGTAGCCAATTTCTTCGAAGGCTTTGATGACGGCTGACGCCATTTCTTCGTCGCCATTGGCGCTAATCTGTGCGACCATTTTAAGCATATGCTGATTGGTCTCGTCGATTTTAATGCTACGCTTCGCAATATAAGGAATTAGTAATCCTTCTGTTACCTTAGAAATACGTCTAGCGGCTTTTTGCGGACTATATTTTGGATTTTTTTCGCAGAATTCAAATAAATTTTCGATGAGAGAATAACTTAGAACAGTCGCAGTAGTAGTGCCATCGCCAGCTTCAGAAGCTGTTCGTTGAGCTGCATCACGGGCTTGCTCAATTATAAGATGTTCATAGGGATCAACAGCACCCAGACTTTTAAATACTGTGACACCGTCTTTAGTATTTTTGTTGGGAATTCCAGGATAATCGCTTTCAATTAAAATATTTCTGCCGCCAGGACCGAGCGTGCGGCCAACTGCACGGGAGATGCGACTCATCGCATTAAGAACTTTCTTTTTGATAATACTTTCGTCTACTTCGAATATTTTAGGTGCTGACTTGGCTTTTCTGTGTGACATTATTTCTCCTGTTAGTGTACTATATCATATATGAGATAGGCCAGACGCGACTCTGGCTGCGGTAGCAGGTCTCTGTTTCATGGCTATGCCATCGACGTTTCTGCATTTCAGTCTTAAGCCTTACTTCATCAGTTCGGTAACAGACTTTCTACCTTATTGTCCGACGTACCTTAGCGTGTCTCCAGTGGGCGTCGGGTTGCAATCCTCTCCAGAGGCCCTATATCCCACAGCTTTCCACGCCGCTATCTCAAAATGAGAATACCATATATTAACGATTGTTTGCAACACAATAAAGTGATATAGTATCATTATGAAACAGTGTCGATCTTGTAAGGAATACAAGGAAAATTCGCAATTCTACAGATACGCCAGAAATAATGGTGGATTGCGTCATGATTGCAAAAAATGCACAAATGCCTATAATTTTGAAAAAACCAAATTACCCACAAATATTCCTAGAAAGAAAGTGTACGAGAGAAGAAGCAGATTAAAACATAAATACGGAATTTCGTTGTTAGATTACGAAAAAATGTTAAAAAAACAAAATTACATGTGTCCAATTTGTAACACTCATCAGAAAGATATTCCAAAAAATCTCGCTATAGATCACGATCACAAGACTGGCAAAGTTAGAGGTCTTCTTTGCGGAAAATGTAATCGCGCAATTGGTCTTTTTTATGATTCATCTGAGAACTGTACGCGAGCAGCGAAATATTTGGACGATAGCAAAAATGCAATTTGAAATAAATATTCCCACGAGAGCCTATGTTCTTGACGCAACAGATCAAGAACTAGCAAATCTCAGAGAAGATCTTACATATACAAATACCGCTGCAGCACATGATGTAAAGCGTCATTATAACAACAAGTGGCTACGAAGTAAAGATAATGATGCATGGCAAAAAAGACTTGACCTTCTCAAATCAAAAGTAAAAAATACTTTAGTTTTTGAAGACGAAGAAGGTAAGACTTATATTCGACCAGGATCATTGAGCTATCTGGCAATTCCAGAAAGTTCGATCAAAAACAATATAAAGTATCCAATTCCTAAAAAAGTAGCATGGGCTA